CGTGCACTCCATAAATTCTTGGACTGCAATAAACGTTGTTCAACATATAGACTTCAATACGATACTTCCTGGGACGCTGAGTTCATTGGACGGATAGTCCTTGAACTTGACATAACAGGAAACGGGCCGACCCTCGACTTGGATCTATCCACACTTAAGGATGATCTAGGCTTGGGACCCGGTGCCAACTTAGGGGCGCAATCATATAACTTCTATTCGAAGCTGTATGATAGCAAACTTACGTTGACACACAGACATCTTGCCTCCCTTTACAGGGCAGCTATATTTGATCATCCTACTAGAAGGAATGCAGAAATGCTTCGTTTTCTAGTATATGGTGATCGAATAGTTGAAGGATCACGTCTGTCTTTTGTACCTAAAACGTTCGAAATATCGCGGACAATCTGTACAGAGCCTACTGTGAATATGTTATTCCAGAAAGCTTTGGGCGAGTATATATCTCGTAGGATAAAGCGAGTCTATGGTATAGACTTCTCTATTCAGCAGGATGCGAACCGCCGGATGGCATTTCTTGGCTCCGTGAATGGCAAATATGCCACGATCGACCTTGAGAGTGCATCTGACAGTATATCTATGAGTCTGTGTGAGAGAATTTTACCTAAGAGTTTACTCTCATGGCTAAACCTCTCGCGCTCACCTATTACGATCCTCCCGGATGGTACTAGGGTTCCTCTAGATATGATCAGTTCAATGGGAAATGCTTTTACTTTCCCGTTACAGACACTGATCTTTTCCGCTGTCGTGGTCACTGTTTATCGAATGATGGATATAAAACCATTATCCGGTACTCACGTAAACGCTAGAAACTTTAGTGTATTTGGCGATGATATCATAGTCTTGAAAGAGACTTATGATACTGTTGTCAAATACCTTGAGCTTTTGGGTTTCCGTGTTAATAAGGATAAATCCTTTAACAGTGGCCACTTCAGAGAGTCGTGTGGTGAAGATTACTACCGTGGACATAATGTTCGCGGTGTGTACCTATCATCACTAAGGACTCCTTCAGACATTTACTCGGCCCTTAACAGGCTTTCT